GTGCAATGAGCATTCAAGAGATTCGCGAAGAAGAGGATCTAATCGACACATGAAAATAACAATGCCGGTAACAATTACTGCATCAGATGCTGAAACACGCATTATTGCAGGAAGAATTGTGCAATGGGACGCAGAAGGTAATACATCTGCTGGTCGCACAAAGTTTCTACCCAACTCAATCGAGTTTGGCAAGAACACAAGATTAGTTTTAGAACATAACCGCACAAAGCCTCTAGGCAAGTTGGTCGAATGGTCACAAGATGAAACAGGAATAACTGCATCATTCAAGATCGCAAAAACAACTGCTGGCAATGATGCTTTGGAAGAAGCTGCAACTGGACTTCGTTCAGATTTCAGCGTTGGCGTCGAAGTAGATGCGTGGGATAACAAGGATGGCGTCATGGCTATCAGCGCATCAAAGTTAATTGAAGTTTCACTCGTAACTGAGGGAGCAATCCCAGGTGCGGAAGTGGAAAAGGTCGCAGCTACTGAAACACCTGGTACCGCTGCAACCGAATCAACCCCGGAACCTCAAATTGAGGAACCTAAGACCGAAGGAGATGACCTAGTGTCAGAAACCGTTTCAGAGGCAGTATCAACCGAGACGGTTGAAGCTGCAAAGTCAGATGTAACAGCTGCGACAACACGTCCAGTCTTTTACACAAACCCACGCGTAAACCTAGATGTAACAGCGGGACAGTTCGCAATGGCACAGATCCAAGCATCACGCGGTGACGCAGATGCACGCGATCTTGTTGCTGCTCTACAGGTTGCAACAGTTGCTGAGAACACAGGTATGGTTCCACCTAACTACCTAAAGGATGTTATCGGCGTAATTGATAACTCACGTCCATTCATCGATTCAATCGAGCGCGCTGCACTCCCAGCATCAGGCATGAAAGTTTTTACACCTAAGTTGGGAACAAAGGCAACCGTTGCAGTTACTGCAGAGGGAGCAGAGTTCTCATCATCAGACACTACAGTCACGTTTCAAGAGGATACTGTAGTCAAGTTTGCGGGCGCCGGAATTCTGGACGTCGAGTTGCTCGATCGCAGCGACCCAGGATTTTTAGACCTGTATTTGCGCGAGTTGGCTGAATCCTACGCAATCAAGACAGATGCATACGCAGCTCAGATTGCAGCACAGAACGCAACACAGTCATCTGCAGCAACAATCTACGCGTCAATCGCAAAGGGTATTGCTGATTCATTTGGCGTAATGCGCTCAACACCAAACCGTCTACTTGTTGCAAACACAGGTGGCGAGGATGGTATCGATTTCGCTGGTTTGCTTGGTGCAGTTGATGGCTCAGGTCGTCCACTATACGCAGCAGCAGCACCATCAAACGCTAATGGTCTTATCACACAAGGCTCAACAGCGGGCTCAGTAGCAGGTCTAGGACTTGTTGTTGATGCTAACTACACAGGTGACGATGCAAACGCAAAGCACGCTTTGGTTTACCCATCAAATGCAATGCGTTTCCATGAGAGCAACAAGATCGAACTACGCGCTAACGTCGTAGCAAACGGTCAGGTTGAAATCGGACTATACGCATATGTTTGCGTAGTAAACCGTTACCCAGCAGCGTTCCGTAAGTTGAACGTAGCCTAATCACTTAATCATGCCCCGGGGGTTGCTCCCGATCTCCGGGGCAGTTGTTTAGAGAGGACGAAATGCCAAGTATCATTACAGCAACACAGTTGAGAAGTGTGCTTGGTGTTTCGTCTGCTCTTTATTCAGATGCTTATCTTGATGACATTATCGATACATCTGAGGCAGTTATTTTGCCATTGCTTACTACTTTTGCTTCACCAGTTGCCAAGGTTTCGCTGAGTGATAATATCGCGACCTTTACGACAGTAGGTATTCATGAGTTTACCGAAGGACAATCAGTTGTCATCGCAGGATGCGGATCTCCATTTAACGGCACTCGAACAGTCAATGCTGATGTTGATGCGTACACATTTACAGCAAACATCACTAATGCCGATGTCGTCGAGCGCAACGTCATTCCTAGCGGATCCGCAACACTTACAGGCGCTGCTACATATGTCGGCGTTGCTGCGGTCGAATCCGCAATCATCGTAGTTTCAGTTGAAGTATTCCAATCTCGTACTGCTCCAGGCGGACAGATTGAAGGCGTAGATTTCGCTCCGTCTCCTTATCGCATGGGACGCAGCTTGTTCAACCGTGTCGTGGGCTTGCTTGGTCCATACATCGATGTCGAGACAATGGCGCAGTAATGCCAAGCACAATTCTCTCGGCTGTTCGTACTCCTCTTGCTACTGCTCTCGCTGGGGTTTCAGCAAACGTATTTGCATACGTTCCTGAGTCGATTCCAGCGCCTGCAGTTGTTGTCGTACCGGATTCTCCATACTTGGAGTTTGACACCATTGGCAAGGGAACCTTTCGATGCAAGATCAATATGACGATTACTTGCTGCGTTGCTTACAATAGTAACCCAGCATCACTCGATAATATTGAGCAACTTATAACAAGTGTTGTGGCGGTCATACCAAATGGATATGAAGTCCAGGCGGTAGACCGACCAACAGTTACAACAGTAGGCGCTAGTACATTGCTAGTCGCAGATATACGCGTGTCCACCTGGTACACGCAGACAGCATAAGGAGAAATCATGCCAACAACCGTAATCACGGGGCGCGACCTAGTCCTGACTATTGCAACGGTAAATTACGATGCGCAGACGACTAGCGTCACACTCACAAACTCACCAACTATTGACGTGTATCAGACACTCGATGGCAAGGCTTATAAGCACGTTGATGACCAATGGGAACTCTCTATTGATCTACTTGCAGACTGGGGCGCAGCTTCATCACTATTTGAGGCAATGTGGACAGCGTGCGAATCAGCACCAAACACAACTCTTGCAGTTTCATTAACTGCAGTTACTGGTGCGGTATTTGCGTTTAATGTATTGCCGGTATTTCCATCCGTAGGCGGTGGAGCACCTGGCGCACAGACTGACTCATGGACTCTTACAGTCGTGGGAACACCTGCCGAAACATTCTAAACATCTAACAAACGGGAGCAAAGATGAAAAAGTCAATAACAATTACATACGCGTCAGGGGATCAGGCGACTTACATCGCCTATCCGCCTGATTTTGCAAAATGGGAAATGGCTAACAAAAAGTCCATCACCGAATTTTCAGGAATGTATGACTTGCTATTTGTTGCACATAGCGCTATGAAGCGCGAGGCAGGTGGTAAGCCAACTAAGTCTCTTGAGATTTGGATGGAATCTATTGTTGATATTGAAGTAGGCACTGATAGCCCAAAAGCCATCAGCGAGGAAGTATCAGCCGACTCCTAGTCGAGTTAGCGATAGCAACTCAGATTCCTATGAGCGAGTGGACATCCGCTGAGGATATCCTTACGGCAATAGAGGTATTGGAGGAGCGCAATGGCAACTGACCCAATCAGTTATGATAAGCAGGAATTGCGTGGAATCATCAAAGCCTTTAAAGCCATGGATGAGGCAGCTGTTGAAGCTGCTAAAAAGGAATCATCTGCTCTTGCTGAATATGCTTCTGAACAGATTAAGAAAACGGCAGCGACTCGCGAGGTTTCAGGTATTGCTGCTCGTCGTATTGCTGATGGAGTTTCGATAAGTAAGTCCAGTAAGGTCGGTGAGTTTTCTTACGGCTTTGCTCGTCAAAAGTTTTCAGGTGGCGGTACAACTTTGGATCTGCTTTACGGTATGGAGTTTGGCTCTAATCGTTTCAAGCAGTTTCCAACCCGTACACCAAAGAAGGGCAAAGGTAACTCCGGTTACTTTATTTACTCTACATTGCGAGCGATCCAGCCGGATCTCATCAAGCAATGGGAGGAAGCATTTGATCGCATCTTGAAGGAGTGGGACTAATGGCAGGTAATAGAACTCTCAAACTCTCCATCCTTGCAGATGTCGATAACCTAAAGAAAAGCCTGGATACTGGCTCTAAAGATGTTCAAACCTTTGGCGATAAGATTGACAACTTCGGCAAGGTTGCAGGTGCTGCTTTTCTTGCTGCAGGTGTCGCTGCAACTGCCTACGCTGGCAAGTTAGCAATTGATGGCGTTAAGGCTGCGATTGAAGATGAAGCTGCACAGTTACGTTTAGCAACCTCTCTAAAGAATGTTACAGGCGCAACTGAGGGACAGATTAAGGCTACTGAAGATTACATCCTTAAAACCTCTTTGGCTAAAGGCGTTACAGATGATGAACTCCGTCCAAGCCTTGACCGCCTGGTGCGTTCAACTAAGGACGTTGAGGAAGCCCAGAAGTTACAGACTCTTGCGTTAGATATTGCTGCAGGTACTGGCAAGGATTTAGGCGCAGTATCTGAGGCGCTAGGCAAGGCATACGATGGCAACCTAGGAGCCTTAAAGCGTTTAGGCGTTGGCATCGATGAGGACATTATTAAATCCAAGGATTTTGATGCAGCAACTGCAGCTCTTTCAGATACATTTGCAGGACAGGCAACAGCCAACGCTGAAACCTTTGCTGGAAAGATGGATCGGTTAAAGATTGTCTTTGATGAAGGCAAGGAGACAGTAGGCTCCTTTATTCTCGATGCCATTACTCCAATGGTCACTTTATTTGTGGACAAGGTTGTCCCAGCCATCCAAGATATTTCGGACAAGGTTGGAACAAAACTTGGTCCAGTTTTTACAGACTTAGCAAAAATATTTAAGGACGACATTGTTCCAATTATTGAAACTTGGTGGGAGTTTCTTTCAGAGACCGTCATTCCAGGTATTACTGCATATGTAACGCCAATTATCGAGGGACTATTCGATGCATTTGATTCGATTGCAACTGCTATCGAGGACAATGAAGAGAAGTTAAAACCACTTTTCAAATTATTTAAGTCAGTTGCCGAGTTCGTAGCCGAAACACTCGCACCTGCTTTGGGAGAAATCCTAGGCGCAGCGGTAAAGGTAATCGGCAAGTTGATAGGCGGTTTGGTTGGTGGCTTTGCCGATCTGGTTGGTTTTATTACTGATGTGGTAAACGGCATCAAGAGCATCATAAATCTGGTTAAAAACAATCCAATCGTTAAAGGTATTGGCGGATTGATTGATAAAGTCTTTGGTGGCGGTAAAGCTGCAGGCGGTCCGGTAACTGGTGGCACAACCTACCTAGTAGGCGAGAAGGGTCCGGAACTCTTTACTCCAGGATCTAACGGAACCATCATTCCAAACAATCGCCTAGTTGCTGGAGGCGGTAAGGGTGGAGGCGTAATTAACATTACGGTAAACGGCGCCATCGATGCTGAGGGAACTGCGCGTCAGATTGTAGACATTCTTAACCGAGCCACGGCACGCGGTGGGTCAGGCTCAGGAGCGTTGGTTTACTGATGAGCCAATGGACTCCCGAATGGCAAGTGACCATTAATGGCGGTGGGGATTACACCAACCTAACCCTTGCTAACCTGACAATCACCTCAGGGCGTACAGATATCTATTCACAGCCTTACGCGGGCTATTGCAGCGTTAATATCATCAACCTGGATCAATCGCCTATCGTGATGGATATCAACGACCAGATAACAATCAAGGTTAAAGACTCATCGGGCACATTCATTAACCTATTTGGTGGGTTCGTCACAGACATCGACGTAGAGGTCACTCAAGCCTCATCTACGGCTATTTCAGAGTCCATCCAGGTAACTGCCATGGGTGCGCTCTCAAAGCTGCCTAAGGCGCTCACAGAGGGCGTTTTGAGCAAGGACTTTGACGGAGATCAGATTTACACGATTCTAAGTGAAGTTTTGTTTAATACATGGAACGAAGTACCGGCAGCTTTAACCTGGGCAACTTATGACCCAACAACAACCTGGGCAGAGGCTGAGAACTCTGGGTTAGGTCAGATTGACCAACCAGGCGATTATGAACTTACGGCTCGAACATCTGAGATTACCGACGTGTACAGCCTAGTAACTGCGCTGGCTACCTCAGGGCTTGGCTACCTTTATGAGGATGCCGAAGGTCGCATCGGATACGCCGATAGCACTAGACGCAGCTCTTACCTTGCTGCAAATGGTTATGTGGACTTAACTGGCAATCATGCTCTGGCTCGTGGCATTAAGACCGAAAAGCGCTCAGGCGATGTTCGCAATAACGTCACAATCTCCTATAAGGCAAACGCTACCCAATCGGCATCAGATGCAGCATCGATTGCCACTTATGGGCAACAGGCTTACAACATCACGACATCTTTGGAAAACGGCGCTGATGCTTTGTCTCAGGCTCAATTCTATCTAACCCTTAGAGCCTTTCCTCAGGCTCAGTTTAGATCTATCACTTTCCCATTAACTAGCCCAGAGATCGACGACACAGACCGAGACTCATTGCTCAACGTGTTTATGGGATTGCCACTTAACATTACTGAGTTACCAGCAAATATCACTAACGGCGAGTTTCAGGGCTTTGTAGAAGGCTGGACTTTCACGGCTGGGTATAACTCGCTTTACTTAACTTTGACCGTTTCACCTACCGCCTACAGTCTCCAGGCTATGCGCTGGAACGGGGTACCGGTGACGGAATCATGGAACACAATTAACCCTGGACTCGACTGGATTAACGCTACAATAGTAGCCTGATATAAGGAGAAATATGGCAACCACTTCCGCATTTGGCTGGAGCACTCCAGACGACACAGCGCTCGTCAAAGATGGCGCAGCTGCGATCCGCACACTTGGCAACTCTATCGATACATCGATGGCTGAGTTAAAGGGTGGCACAACCGGACAGGTATTGTCTAAAACTTCAAATACCGATATGGATTTCACTTGGGTTGCCCAAGATGATTCAAACGCAATTCAAAATGCATTGCTTACAACAACAGGCGATACCATTTACGCAAGCGGGGCAAGCACTCCAGCGCGTTTAGGTATTGGTTCAACTGGACAAGTTTTAACAGTTGCGGGCGGTGTACCAACATGGGCAACGGCTTCAAGCGGTGGAATGACCTTAATTACAAGCGGTACTTTAAGCGGTGCAACCGTTACTCTTTCAAGTATTCCCAGCACTTACAATAATTTACAATTAGTTTTAACGGGCGTATACCCGAGCAACAATGGATTAACGACTAGAATCGATTACAATTCATCAGGCATACCATCCACGGGTATGTATATTGGTTATAACGGAAGCGGTACGCAGGTAGGTGGTACCCAAAACAACATCGAATTAAACCCATCTGGCGGATTTGCCAATACAGGCGCAAATGGAGTGTTTCTTATTAATTTTTATGATTACGCTAGAGCCTCAGTATATAGAATAACTACAGTGAATGGGCGTTACAATAACGGCACAAGTGCCATCACTTACACATCTACCTTACAAAATAACGGCAACTCAGCTGCTATTTCATCATTACTCATCATAAGCAATTCATCGTGGTCGGGTGGAAACTACTATCTTTACGGAGTGAAATAATGACAAAACCAATAATTAAGATCCACAATGTAACGACCGATGAAGTTATCGAGCGTGAAATGGACGATGCAGAGTACGCAGAGTTTCTTACTAGCGTTGCAGAAGAAAAGGCAAAAGTAGCAGCAAAAGCAGAGGCAGAAGCAGCCCGCCAATCGGTACTAGATAAACTTGGTTTAACCGCCGATGAAGTTGCTGCGTTGCTTGGATGAAACCAAAACTATCTAAGTCGGTTGTTCAGTTAAGAGAGCAGGCAGACGATGCTTATCCTGACCGAAAGCGTGACTCTGACGGCACAATCGGAGACTTACGCCATGCAACCCGAAAGAGCGATCATAACCCTGACCCTGATTCAGGGATCGTCCGCGCTCTCGATCTCGATGCTGATTTCGACAAACAAGCCAGTACAGCTGCTTACGTTGCCGACCAGATACGAATTGCAGCCAGAACAGATAAACGCATTGCATATGTTATCTTTGACAAAAAGATTGCAAGCGCTCGAAGCCTCTGGCGTTGGCGCAAGTACAAGGGAGTCAATCCGCACACCAAGCACATCCACATCAGTTTTACGAAGGCTGGCGACACGGATTCGAAGTTTTTTAACATCCCATTACTAGGAGGCGAAGTATGAACATCAAGAACCCATATGTCCTAACACTAGGAGCATTTCTAGCAGCTTGGGCAGGATCTGAGTTTTCACTCGATCACAAAGCAATCCTTTTTGCAATCTTGTCAGGTGTATTTGGTTACGCCACTCCTAAGAAAAAGTGACGGCAAATGATTGGGCAGGACTCGTCCTCGCCATTGCCTCGACGCTTGCTATTGTTGTTGGCGGTTTGCGTTATCTGGTTCGCGGTTGGTTGTGGACTCTTACGCCGAATGGTGGATCATCTCTCGCGGACAGACTGGCAAGAATAGAGACACGCCAAGAGGCTATCTTTGAGTTATTGAAAAAGTAAGGGACACTTATCCACATGGCAAGAAAACCAACTAAAGCGCTAGAGGATCAAGGCTACTCAAAACTCGATGCTTACTGCATTGGGTTACATGAGTATTACAAATCTTTGCGTAAGGCTGGTTTTGACGAGGGTTTAGCGTTGTTTATGATAACCGACGTTCAATCGTATCCTGGATGGATTCTGCCAGACCCAATCGATCCCGAGAGGTTTGGGGATTACGAGGACGACGACGAGGACTAAATGACAGTAAAACGAATTGCTTGGATCTCAGATATTCAGGCACCGTTTTTTCATGAAGCAGCAGTCAAAAATCTAGGCAAGTTTTTAAGGGCTTATAAGCCTCATCAAACCATTTGTATCGGCGACGAAATCGACCTGCCACAACTGGGAGGCTTTGCCCAACCATGGCAAGAGGTCGAGGGCAACATCGATGAGGATCGCAAACTCACATTAGAGATTCTTGAATATCTTGGCGTTACCGATGTCGTTGGATCTAACCACGGCGCTCGCGTTTATAAATCTTTGTCTCGCAGATTACCGGCATTTATGAACCTGCCAGAGCTGCGCTATGACAAGTTTATGGGCTACGACAAGGCAGGCATTAAGTACCATCCAAACGGCTTTGACTTTGCTCCAGGTTGGCACACTTGCCACGGAGACGCTTTTCCACTATCAAATAAACCCGGTCAAACGGCGTTAAATGGTGCAATGCGCATGGGTAAATCAATCGTGTCGGGGCATACGCACAGGCTTGGTTTAAGTGCGCACTCAGAAGCCTCAGGAGGGCGCTACGGGCGCATTGTGTGGGGTGTTGAGGTTGGGAATCTCGTTGATCTTTCAAGTCCAGGCATGGGGTACACAAAGGGATATGCAAACTGGCAGATGGGATTTGTTGTAGGCACATTACACGGCAAGCGCTTCACGCCTGAACTTATCCCAATCGATCCTAAAGATGGGTCATTTATTTATCAAGGCAAACGCTGGGGCTAAATCGTTACCGTTTCGTTATCAAAATAAACGTGTAAATGTCTGCCAAGTATGAGACCGTAATCCAGTAGCCAACCCAGGCTACGGAATCGGGAGTAATCAAATGGATCTACAAATGCCAGTAATTATCTTATTACTAGCTGCAAACGTATTATGGTTTATTGTCGGCTGGGGCAAAGGCTTTACAGAGGGCAAGCGAGAAGGAATGATCGTTGCTAAGTCATTCCAGCGTGTGAGTGAAAATGCGCGCTAATGACATCCTTAACGAAGCCTCAGACCTCATCGCAGACCGCGGTAAAGATTACGGCTTGGCAGCTCTCAATCACCTTCGAATTGCCAAACTCTGGTCAGCCTACCTTGAACGTAACATCGAGCCTCACGAAGTCGCAATCTGCATGGCACTTGTCAAAGTCTCACGCTTACAAGAGAGCCCAAACCACGCGGACAGTTACAAAGACGGCTGCGCATACATTGCGCTCGCTGGACAGATTGCATCAACTGATTGGAGTGACCTTGACAGTTATTAAATCAGCCCCTGGAGTTTGGTGCGATTATTGCAAGACTCGCTTTGGAGCAAATAACCTGCTAGGTCAAAAGGCAGCAAGTTACACAGTTATCAGCAATCATCCACGAAGCCAAGGCACACGCCGACATTACTGCAACAGCTGCGCCATCGAGGTTCAGACATGGGCAGACGGTACTGTTTGGTCATTACCGGAACAAACCGAATATCTAATGAAACAAGAGGAGTTACCAAGTGTTTAATTTGGCAGATTACGAGACAGTTGAATCGCGTTTAGAGAAGTTCATAAAGGACTTCCCCGATTTCAGAATTAGCACAGAATTGGAGTCATTCCAGAATGATCGATTTATTGTTAAAGCGTACTTATATCGAACTTTCGCAGATAGCGTGGCGTTTTCGACAGGATACGCTGAGGAGAAGGTTACTGATCGCGGTGTTAATTCAACTTCAGCGCTGGAGAACTGCGAGACTTCAGCGATCGGTCGAGCGCTTGCAAACGGCGGTTACGCTGCTAAAGGCAAGAGACCATCTAGAGAGGAAATGAGCAAGGTCGAACGACTAAGCGCCAAGGACATTGCTAAGGCAAAAGAGGTTCCATCCTTTGCTACTAAGGAGGAGGCACTAGCTGCTGATCCTTGGAGCACAGAGCCAATCTACGGCGACCCTAAGCAACCGCAGGCAATTACTGCAGCTGAGGCGATTGCCAATGTTGAGAACATCTTAGGAGTTCAAAACCATGAGGAATGCGAGCATGGTGACATGAAGTGGAAAGAGGGTCAAAAGAATGACCGAGCGTGGGGCGGATTCTTTTGCCCAGGTGGAAACGTAGCACCGGCTCAAAACTGCCCTACTCGTTGGTACAACCTAGCCAGTAATGGCAAGTGGGAAAAGCAGAAGGTGAGAGCATAATGGGATTTGTTGAAGTAAACGTCAATGGTCAATGGATGAACCTGATGCATATGTCCGTCCGTTGCCAGTTGTGTAATGAGGAAGTGGTCATCGCTCACTTGGTTAAGACTGAAAATGCAGATGCTCCATCTAACGCCACTTGGACATGCAAGAGATGCCACTCAGTCAATGGCTAATTATCGCAAACATCGAGGCTACAGAACCCAAAAGGTTATAGCCGAGTATCTAAAACAATGGTGGACTTATGCCGATACCGCCGGGGCTGGTCGTCAGGGTGAGGACATTCTCAACATCCCGACGGTTAGCATCGAGGTAAAGGCTAGGGCAGATTTTCAACCGTTGGCTTGGATCAAACAAGCTGCAACAAATGCAAACGGAAAGATGCCAATGGTTATTATGAGATGCAATGGACAAGGCGAGGATGTAGGCGAATACCTGGCTTTTGTAAAGGTCAAGGACATCATGCCAATCATTCATCAAGCTGCACCAAGTCATGAAATCCAGAGATGCACACAATGCGGATCTTGGAACTTTGAAGGAAAGGATTGTCTGCCATGCCGATATATGAATACAAATGCGTAAAGTGCCAGATATCAATGGAAATGGAAAGATCTATTCATGAGGAGGCAGATCCAATCTGTTGTGGTGAGTCAATGAGCCGGGTTTATGGCAACTTTGGGATATCGTTTAAGGGCACAGGATGGGGTCATCAATGAAACGACACACCGCTCTGAGCAGGGCTTTTACAAATAGATTTGACACGTCTGGTACGCTAACGGCGCAGAGCCCATCAAGGGCTCACCGCGACCCGCTGAGGCGGGTAGGTCGCGGGGTGCTAGTAGCTATTGGGATATCTCTGTTTACACCGGCTTATGCCGGGTCAAACGATGGTGCTAAACCATATATACAGATGACAATAAAAGAATATGCAGCTGTATTAGTAGATGATAAAAGCCAAATGAAATGTTTAGGCAAGTTATACGGAAAAGAATCAGCATGGAATCCAAAGGCTGTTAATGGTTCTCATTACGGTATACCTCAAGGTAGATCTGAGTATCTAAAGACAGCACTACCAGAGCAACAGATTATGTGGGGCTTGAAGTACATCGATAATAGATATGGCTCACCATGTGCAGCATGGGAGTTCTTTCAAAGGTATAACTACCATTAAGAAATCAGCACTAAGAGATGATGGTAGTACTGCGTTATGGCGTAGGATAAGACAGCGTGTACTGACCAGAGATCAACATACTTGTCAGAGGTGTGGATTAGAGGCTACTCATGTGGATCACATCATACCTAGACGCTTAGGTGGTGATGATGGTATGGATAACCTGCAGGCATTGTGCAGTAATGTCGGCGTGT